TTATTATGGCACTTCCCGTATTAAATACTCCGAAGTTTAAACTTAAACTTCCTTCTGATAACAGAGTGGTGAATTTTAGACCTTTTCTCGTAAAAGAAGAGAAAATTCTATTAATTGCAACTGAAACTGGTGAACAAGCAGAATTAATCACTGCTATTAAGAACATTATTAAAGCATGCACCGATATTAAGGATGTTGAGCATTTATCAACCTTTGATATTGAATACGTTTTCTTACAGATTAGAACCAAGTCTGTTGGTGAATCTGTAGAAGTAAATGTGACATGCCCTGATGATGGTGAAACACAAGTTCCTGTTTCTATTCCTTTAGACCAAATTAAAATTCACAAGACTAAAGGACATAAAAAGGAAATCAAATTATCTGACGAAATTGTTCTTACCATGAAATATCCAAGTTTGGATGTTTTTGTAGAAATGAATTTCCAAGAAAATGAAGGTGGAGTTGATCAAGTCTTTAAAATGGCAGCTGGGTGTATCGAATCTATTGCAGATACAGAACAGGTATATGAGTGTAAAGACTTACCAAAAGAAGAGCTTAATGCATTTCTAGATCAAATGACTTCTGATCAGTTTAAGAAAGTGCAAGATTTCTTTGAAAGTATGCCAAAACTACAGCATACACTGAAAGTGACTAATCCTAACACAAAAGTTGAGAGTGAAGTAAAACTTGAAGGACTAGCGAGTTTTTTCGCATAGCCCTGATGCACGCTGATTTGCGTGGTTATTATGAAACTAATTTTGCATTAATTCATCATCATAAGTGGCAAATTGAGCATATTGAAAATTTGCTGCCTTGGGAAAAAGAGATCTACATGAATTTGTTAGTACAATTTCTCGAAGAAGAGAATCAACGAATGAAGGATCAACAGTCTAAGTCTAGTGGCTAAAATTTCAATGTACAAGTTCATTAATCCAGGTAGTGCTGCCTCGACAGTAACTGCCTCGAATGAAGCAGCTCGTACAACACTTTTAGCAACCAATAGACTAGGTGTTTCAGTATCTGGACTTGCAAAAACTGTCAATAACCTTGAAAAGATATACAAAGCAAGTGCAAAGAACGAAAAACTTGTAGAAATAGCAGAACGCAGAAGAAGGAAAAGAGAGCAAGATAGACTTAGAGAAGAAGAGATAGAAAGTCAAAAATTAATGGATGGTAAGGATCTTGAGAAACAGGCAAAAGATGCAAATAGCACAAAAGGTAAATTTGGTAGTAAATTAAAAGATACACTTTTAGGTGGTTTCCAGAAGGTCTTGGCATCTATTATTGGTTTCTTGATGAAACTGTTTGCATTAACAGAGTTAAAAAATCTAGAAAAATGGTTTAATGATCCTGTTGCACAAGCAAAAAGAAAAGAATTTGTAGAAAATTTTCAATATGTCTTTTCGACATTTCTTAAATGGGGAAAAAGATTAGTAGTTGATGGTATAGCCAAACCTTTTAATCAATTAGTAAATGGAAAGACTTTTGGAGACAAATTAGCAGGACTAGGTAAACTTGTACTTGGTTTAGCGGGTTTAACTGTATTATTGAATCCATTTGCAACTATGGATGCTATTCTCAGTATGTTGGGAATGGATTTTTATCGTGACAGAACTCAAGAAAGTAAAAATAAAGGAAAAGATAATAAAGGTAAAACTTCTCCAAACAAAACTAAACTTAAAAATACAAGAATAAACAATAGAAAAGATCTACTTACCAAACAATTTGGAAAAAATGGTAGAACTGCATATGATGGATTTAGAGCACAAGGTGATAGTCATGCAGAGGCACTAAAAAAAGTAGAGAGATTAAAACGTCAAAGACCAGATAAATTTAAACCTAAAGTTCAACCTAAGACATCAGGTTTAAGTCCTTCGGGAGCAAAAACAGGTAATATTACTAAGTTTGGATTAAAAAGAGGTTTTGGTCGTGGTGCTTTAAAATTTCTTGGAAAAAGTAATGTAAAACTTCTTGGTAAGGCATTTAATAAAACTTTTGGTAGGATACCTGTTTTTGGAACTCTACTAACAGCAGTATTTTCAAGATTACAAGGAGATCCTTGGGGAGCAACGATATTCAAGACTGCGGGTGCAGCAGTCGGTGGTGGACTAGGAACATGGTTATTACCAGGTATTGGTAGTTGGATTGGTACTATGGTTGGTGAATACGTAGGTAATTTGCTATACATGGGGTTCAAAGGTGATGGATGGCAAGCAGCTGGTAAAAAATTAAAAGAAGATGCTGCTGCGTTTATAGGACAAGTGAAGAATATCTTTGGTTGGATGAAGGAGAGAGTCACAAAATTCTATAAAGGCATACCAAAGATAAAAATACCAGATTTTCCTAAAGAACCTCCTAATTGGATACCACCTCTCGGTTTTGGATTGAGAGAGAAGATATATGGTGGTGCTAAACTTGCTATGAAAGCAATGCTTGGTCCTATAGGACTTTTGATGGGTAAAGAAGTCCCGAACATTGCTTGGTTAATGGATGGATTCGGGTTTAAAAATACTCTACCATTACTTCACAAATCTTTCTTTAAATCTGATCCAGTTGGTGATGGAGGAACGACCGAAGGAACACCAATGAAAGGTGTAAAAGGTAAAGAAGATGAACAAGCAGGTGATAGTACATCAGGACAGACTGTTGGTAAACGTAAACCTATCAAAAATAAAAGAGGTAGGATTATTGGATATACCGATGAAGGAGTTGGTTCAAGTGGTAGTGACGTAGATAATCTAAAAGATCTGTACGATAAAAAAGCAAGAAGAAAAGCTTTGGGTATGGATACATCTGGTCTTGATAAAAAAATAGATTTTACTAAAAAGAAAATCGATTTAAAAGGCGGGGATTCAAATCAAGTAGTTTATTCTGACTCAGGGTATTTTGTACCAAACAAGTATTATAAAGGTGTAGAAACTGATAATGAAAGATATGGTGATACATTTCCTGAAGGTTCTTTTAGTATCTCAAAACCATATGTAAGTCCATACGAAAGAAAATTTGGTAAAAAGCATAATCCACTAGAAACTGTAAAGGATAAAGGATTGTTCTATGAGACAATGCCTTTTATACCTGACTCAAAGTATAAAGGTGTAGAGTCTGATAAAGACAGATATGGTGATTCAGTGCCAGATGGAGGTTTTGGTATAGGTTCTAAATCTACCGATGTAGTAAGTAGACACGCTACTGGTCATTCTGCAAAGAAAAAACCTTGGTGGAAGTTTGGATTTGAAGAGGGTGGATATAGACCACCAGAATACCTTTTTGGATTTGTTAAAAAGATATTTAAAGGTGTCACTAATGTTGTAAAAGGTGTTGTTAATACTGTAAGTAGCGTTGTAAGTACTGTAGCGAAAGTCGCTATGCCTATCTTAAGTGTAGCAGCACCATTTATCCCTGCATTAGCACCAATTATGCCATTCATGCAAGCAGCGAATGCTGTATCTGCATTTGCGTCTGGTGATATCATGGGAGGTATCACTGGTGGTCTAGGTGCATTAGGTGGATTTTTCCCTAAAACTTTTGGTGCTGATTCTGCCTTTGGTAATTTCATGTCTAATAATCCATTTGGTAAAGCAATAGGTGGATTTATGACTGGTGGTATATCTGGTGCTCTAGGTAGTCTTACCAGTTTCTTACCTCAAGGTTTCCAAGACTTCTTAGGTGGTATTGGTGGATTTATGAATAAATTCCCTGCTATAGGAGGTTTAATAAGTGGAATACCTGGTTTAGGTGGTATATTGGGATCATTTGGAGTCACAGGTGTAGATGGTGGAGGATTCTCTCCATTAAGTTTATTTCAAGGTATAGCAGAGCAAACGGGATTCGGTGGTCTATTTAATGTAGTGCAAGGTCTTATTAGTGGTGGTGGACCTAACGCTATCATGGAAGGTCTAAGAGGTATGGCACCTGAGTTGGGTGTCAATCCTGAGGCATTAGGTATATTTACTAATAGAGGTACAAACTCACGTAGTAATCAATTAGATAGTAAATCAAATTCTATGTCAAAAGCATACGCAATGCAATCTCAGTTAGAGTTTATTCCCATGCCTGTAATTATTGAGAAATTAACTCCTATTAGTAAGGCAGTTCCTGTTGGAGGGCAATAAATACTAAGTATGAACGTCTCACCAACCAAAATTAATCTTTACAAGTTTGTCTCTACAACAGGGATAGCTGCGGCTAGTGATGCAAAGAAAGAAGAAAAGGCAACTATAGGTGTACAAACAAAACAAGTTGAAGCAATAAACCAACTTGGTGGAGTAATTAATGGTATAGCAGGGAGTCTTCTTAAGATAGAAGCGATAGAAATAGCACGTGCAAAAGCACTAGCAAAGAAAGCAACAGAATTTGAACCAGAATATACAGAAGTCAAAAAACAAAAATTTACATTTGTAGGAAAATTATTAGAAGCATTTAAAGCACCTAATTTCTTAAAAGGTTTGTTGCAGATGCTTGGTGCTCTCTTCAAAATGTTAATTGGAGTACCTGTCTTGAAATGGTTGGCAGATCCGAAAAATCAACAGACGATAATAAACACATTTAAGGTAATATATGGAGTATTCAAAGCGATCAGTAGCTTTATTGCTAGTGCTTTTGTCATAGGTATCAATAGTCTTGCAAAAGCATTGAGGGGTGGTGAAAATATGAGCACTTGGCAAAGAGTGCTTGCGTTTGCCAAGGGTATAGTAGCGTTTGGTGCCATAGTTGTAGGACTTAAGTGGTTAAATCCTCTTAGGATAGGTAAAACTATGAAGGAGATCGGTATGATCTTCAAAGGTTTTAATAATGCACTGTTTAATTTTAGAAACGCACTAAGAGCAAGAAGAGGTTTAAAAGCACTTAAACATGGGGGAGGACTAGGAGGTACAAAATTCTTACGTAGAGCACCTGGATTCACAAAAGGTGCATTAATCACTGGTGGATTACTCACCGTAGGTTCTATGGTGATGGGTGCAGGTGGTGAGGAAGAAGGTGGAGAAGAAGGAGGAGAAGAAGTCCCAGAAAGAAAAATGGGAGGACCTATAGGTAAGGCAAATATAGGAAGAATTGTACCACAGCAGGGTGGTCTGATTAGAGGTCCTGATACTGGTTATCCAGTTTCAATGGATGGAGGTAAAAGTACATCATTCATTGGTCATGGTACTGAAAAAGTCGTAGGTGACAAAAAGGGTGGTGGATATGTAATACCTATCAATAATGCTGCAACAAGAGCAAATCCATATTTAACAGCTTATAATGAAGCAGCAGCTGCAGGTTTGGGTATGTCAGGTGCAATGCCTCCTGAGATGTTCATAGGTGGTTTATTTAAAGGTGCAGGTAATCTATTAAAAGGTAGAACTTGGGGTGGCGGTAGCTCCTTGTTTGGTGGAAATAATCAGGCAAACTACGGAACAGGTAGAGACGGTGGATTTGGAACAGGTACACATGGTAAAGGTTGGCCAAGTGCATGGGATGGTAAACCAGTAGGAGGACAAACTAACTCACCAACTAAGAAACCTGGTTTATGGGGTCAGATCGGAAACTTCTTGACTAAGGGTGATGGTCAGACCAGTGGTGCTGCCATGATAGGTAGGATGTTTGGTAATGAGCAAGCTGGTGCTTCGATTGGTAATATCATGGGTATATTCCAAGGTGGTGGTAGTGGTGAAAATGGTAAGGCAACTGGTTGGGATATCATAAAAGGTATCGGTGGTGTTGCAGGTAATTTCTTAGGTGGATCTAAGGCAGGTGGTTGGATCAATACTGCTATGGGAATAGGTGACATATTAAAAGGAGACGGAAACTGGGCATCTAAATTTAGAGATATTGCAGGAAACTTTGGTGGTACAATAGCAGATCTAATTGGTGGTAAGACAGGAGCTGCTATTGGTGGTTTCATGAACTCATACTTCAATGGAACTGCAGGTAGTATTGGAGAAATGATAAGTGGCATGGGAACACAGGCAGGTACAGGTCGTATCGCAGATGCTGCTAATCATCCTGGTTACTCTGGTGGAATGGGTGTCACTGATCCAGACGGAGGTCCAAGAGCTGCTAAGATCCTTGGTAGACAAATGTTGAGTAGAGGAATGACAGTATATGGTCATCCTAATTTTAAAAATAATAAATTTAACAAAGAAAATAAAGCAAACGAAAAAGGATATGATCCTGGTGGAAGACAACCTGTAGGTGGAGGACCTTTCCACTCCAAAGGATTGGGATTAAACATTGCAGACTATAGACCAGGTGATTTTGGTGCTAGGTTAAGAAACCTTGCTGACTTCTTGAGAGGTCAAATTGATACATTTAAGGTTGTACAAATCATATATGATAAATGGGGTATGTGGTTTGCAGGTCAGAAAGAAAAGAAAGGACCTTCTAAGTATGGATATCCAGATTCTATTGGTGTTGGAGTTGCTCCTAAAACACCTGAAGAAACTACAGGTGTAGGTTCACAACAGGCAGTAGCAAATAGTCAAAGGACTATAATGAAGAATGCACTAGAAGGTGGTGATGGATCTGTAGGTGATGCTGCATTAAACATTAGGAAGGTATTAAATCAAGCAGATGCTGCAGATAAAGGTGCAAAAAAATCTGATTTTGGTGGTAATTTCTTTATGGATTTACTTAGCAAAGGAGAGAACACTAAGATTAGTGATGCTTTTATGAAATCTAGTGATCAGAAGAAAGGTTTAGATGCCTTTGCATTAGCACAAGATAATGAAGGACTAACTAACTTCTTATACAAAAAAGGTGCAAACGAAGAACAGGCAACTAACTATATGAATTTAATTGATGGTGACCTGTTTACAAAAACTCCTCTGTTTAATAATGATGATAAATTCTCTTTCTCAACTAACTTTAAGATTGGCAATAGTTTATATACTAAAGATGATGGTAAATCTGCTACAGATTTCTATGCTAAGAAAAATATGGGTATCACAGACAGTGAGGCTACCCAGAGAAAGAATAATCAACAGGAAAGAAATAGAGGTGTAGCATTCTCAACTAGCAAAAAAGATGGTGAAAGTTTAATATCTAAAGCACCTAAGACTCAATCTTCTGTAAGTACAGCAGGTGGTGGTGGTCAAAATACTAGCTCTCAGGATAAAGAGAGAGATTACTACAATAAAAAAGCAGCAAAGGATAGACAGCATGCTACCAATGCTATGCAGGAAAAGATACAAACAACTATCCAAACAGCACTAGCATCAGTCCAAGCACACAACAGTTCAGTTCAAGCATTAGTACAATCAGAAAACCAAAAGGTTCTACAAATGCAGAAAAGTGCTCAAAGCATGGCAGCAAAAGTAAAACAACAAATGAAACAAAGACAACAAAACCAAAATCAATCTGCGGTCGCTTAAATTATGCCAAGTACAATAAGAAAAAGTTCCATACAAATATCCAGACCTGGTGAGGCACAGTATCGTCTCAGCATGTATAGAGATGGTGAAAGATTAGAGAACAAAGAAGGTGCATTTGATCTAGTAACTTTTTGTAGAGGTTGGGAGATATATGAATCTATAGACTTGCATACAATGGAAGCTGAGTTTATATTTGAAGATGCAGCAGGTTTGATGGGTGCATTGACAGGTACAGAAGTATTCAAATTAGAAATACAAAGTTTTCCAATAGATAGGACATATTACTTTAGGTCATATGGAATATATGATAGGATAAGAGCAGGACAATCTAACGAAGTATATTTTATTAAATGTTATAGTGACGAGTTCATGAAGAATGAATCTGTCAATGTGTTTGGTAATTCAGAGGTTATATTTAATAATAATGCAAAAGCAGAGAACATTATTGAAACATTGGTGAAGGATAAAAACTATTTGGGATCTTCAAAAAGACTTTTTACTGAGGAAACACTAAATGAACATTCATTCATTGCACCTAATTGGAGACCATTTGACGTTATACCTTGGGTCTTATTAAGAACTATTCGTAAGTCACAAAAAGGTGGTAGTTTACAGAATGGTTTTGTATTCTTTGAAAACTCTTTAGGATTTCATGCAAAATCATATGATAAAATGATTGAGGATATAGAAAAACAAAGGGAAAACTCCGAAACAAGTCCTATTACAGGACAAGCAAAGATGTATCAATATGTTCATGATATAAAAAATACAGAAAGTCCCATTGATAATCAGTTTTTGATTGACTCAGTTGTATTTCCTGATGAGGCAACAACTATGGCAAACTTGAGACATGGGATATATTCTGGTTATAGTGTTGGATTTGATCCTGTATCAATTACATCATCTAAAATGGGATTGAGTAAAGATATGTCAAGTACAGCGTATAATTATAGTCTTGAAGATATATGGCCAAGAATGGCACATTTAAACGCAGGTAAATCTGTAAATCCATTGGTTAACATGGATAATAACGTTAGAGGACATATGTACAAACCAAAAAGAATTAGATATTGTGGTTTGCCTAATCAATCGTTTGATCCTAAGTTTCAGAATAATCCTCAAGCATCTTATGAACAACTTGCAGAACTACAAGCATATAGGTATATACGGAAAGCAACACTCAATCATATTAATCTTAAAATTACTGTACCTGGTAATTTAGACTTATATCCTGGTTCTGGTATTGACATCGTAATCCCTAGTATCGCTAAGTCTGGAGGTGGATATGGAAGAAGTACAAGTATTGATCGTAAGTATAGTGGGCGTTACCTGATAAAGAACTTGACACATTCAATGACTCAAGATAAAATGAGAACAGACTTAGAATTGATGAAGGACTCAATTTTAAGATAAATAGTTCTGTATCAAAGAGGTACAATATGAAAACAATAGAACAACACATCCAATACGACAAAGATCTAATCGAAAATCCAATGTCATCACCTGCAGCACGCAGACATGCAAAAGCAGAACTTCATGAACTTGAAGAGTATGCAGAGCATCATAAGGCAGAAATCGAAGCAGGAGATCATCATGATCCTAATGCACTAGAAATTTTCTGTGACTTACATCCTGATGAACCAGAATGTTTAATTTATGACGATTGATGACTATCTTTTAGGTCATTGGCACAACAGACAGCAAGCACAAAGTAATCCCCATTGTTTTTCTCAATGTGAGATAATATGGGAAAAAGAGGGGGATTTTTTTGTTTCAAGGAACTTTTATAGATCTCAAGAGCATAATCCATATAGACATAAAAGACATAAATGGGTACAAACGTCCTCCACGACAGGTATCATGGAGAACTATCGCCTTGACTTGACAAGACATGAAGAATGTGATATGATGTTTACGTTTCACGATGAATCGTGGCATGGTAAACTAGATAGTACGAGATGCCTCGGTGAACGAGGCAATCGTATTGTTTCAGAAATACATTTGTATGGTGACAAACTTACTTCAAAGGATCAAGGGTTTGACGATAAAGGAAATGTCGTTTGGGGTTCTCCTAATCTGTTTCATTTCCTTCGGCATTAATGCTTGCACAGCACCAGTGACAGATCCTGCACCCAATCCTTCAACATTATGGAAATTAAAGAAAAATTAAGAGCTCAGGTCAAAAGTAAATTCTACTATTGGTTCTGGGGAACAGCAACTTTATCGGTATTCATAGGTCAAATGTATGTTGGCAGTGGGTATCGTAGAATGGCAGATACACATGATGCTATCTCTGCAGATATAAACTTATTGGTAGAGGTATTGACAATGCCTTTGGAAAGAGAGGTACCAACATATCCGAAATATTATTAAGGAAATCAAAAGAGATCCTTAAGATACTTGTAAAATGTTAGGATTTCATGATAAAATAGTATCGACAAATACGGAACAACATGAGTGGAGACAATTTGCACGGTAAGCAACCAATTAAATTTTATTCAGAAGAAGTGACTCTTACAAAAGAGATATTAATTCGTATGCATATCGAAAAAAAGAAAAATGTATTGACAAAACCTTGGAGAACAGGAAGTCTATTACAGGGATAAATAATAAAAAAGTGTGTAAATAAATGGCATCGACCATTGATGGTATATTTAACGAAAGAGAAGTAAACTTTGTTGGTAAAGACGGTTTCTTCTGGTGGGTTGGTGAAGTTGAGGACAACGAAGACCCTATGGAACTTGGTAGGGTCAAGGTTCGTATTCTTGGATTCTATACAAACTTTCAAGGAGGAACAGTAGCAGACCTACCTTCTACTGCATTACCTTGGGCGACAGTATTACAACATACGTCACAGGCAGGAAATGACGGACAGGGAGAATCGTCTGGTCAACTCCAACCTGGTGCTATTGTTATGGGATTCTTCATGGATGGAGAACATGCACAGATGCCTATAGTATTAGGTGTGATGAGAGTTAATAAATCAGATGCAACTAAAAAGACAAGAGACTTTGCTTTTACAGATCAAAAAATACCAACAGGTGTAGCACCTAATAGTTCTGCTATACATCCTGGCGATAAAAATATAGGAAACCCATTAGCACCATTAAGACAAAGTACAAACAATACAGTAGGAATACCTGGTTCAACTACAACTATAATCGGTGGTAGTGGATCTCCAAAAAACATAGGATCATTTAAAAACATAAACGGTAGTTATGCTAACCCAATCAAACCATTAGATCCTACACAACCAATACCTGCAGCAAATGGTGTTGGTGGTCCTTGGAAAACATTAGAATATAAACTATCATATCTTATAGAAGATCTTGCTAATACTGCTGCTACTCTAGTTAAGGCAGAGGGTGGAGAGTATCTTGATTTAGTAAGTGGTAAGTTAATTACTAAGGCAGAGTTGACAATCAATATCAATAATTATTTGGGTTCTTTATTTGCTCAAGTAATTTCTGCAATGCGTCAAGCATTAGTCAATCTAGCAGAGGATCTTAAACTTGCAAATATGCTTTTGTTATCTACAGGAGTTCCATACAATATAATAACTTCAGTTCAAACAGCAATTACAAAGGTATTGACATCAGCAGTTGCTTTAGATGCTTCTATTGCAACATATACTGCTACACCACTAAAGACAGTCACAGATGTTCTTGACAAATATCTTTCTAATTGCGTTGACAAATCTACATTTGTAGTCAATACAGTGGATGTTATAACATCCAATATAATTACAGACGTTGCAAAGATAGTTAAAGATATAGGTGATTTAACTAAATCTATTACTACAACAGTAAATGGTGTAGGAGAAGCAACTACTATAATTACTGCGTGGGAAAACTCAACTGGTATATTTCATTTACAGGATGCAGTAACATATGATGTTGTTAATATTTCAAGTATTATACAACTCATTAATGACTTTGATAGTAAAATATCCAATAGACCTATTAACACAAGTAAGTCTTTAGGATGGTATCCTTTAGTTGGTATTACAGATAAAGCAAAGACTGAAACTATATTCAGTGACATATATGATGATGCAGATCCATACCTAACTTCTGCAAAGAATCATATCAATGGTTCTTATGAATTGTATCTGGGAACACCTGGTCGTCAGGGTGAAGTACAAAAGAAAGTAAATGGTACAACTCATACATCTTTATTGTATAACAACTCACATTACGCAGAGAAAAAAGCAAGAGATCAATATAGAAAAGATAATCCTAATGCTACCGATGCAGAGATTACAGCAGCAGTTGAGTCATATAGACTAAAACAGACAAATAATAAAGGTGATATTGGATCAACAGTAGCAGATCATATATCATGGGCAGGTGTATTGACACAAGAAGTTCATGGTGATGATTGTAAATTAGTAAATGGATCTTACGCAAGAACTATTGATGGTGATTATCATCTTAAGATAACTGGCAACTGTCATTTAGAAGTAGGAGGAGGATTTTTCTTAAGTGCTGAGGGATATGATTCAACTACAAACACAACACAGAAACATGCAATTAAATTTGGATCTGATGTTGATATGAATATTGTAGGTGCTGCACTAGAAATGCATAGTTCGGAGTTTAGATTAAATTCTACTGTATCTAAGATAACTGGAATACAATATGAAAACTCATATCAACAGCAATCAAATAGTGGATTAGAACTAACTTTCAATGCAGAAAGTTCTATTCAAATAGTCACTCCACATATATTAGAACTAATCAATACAGAGAAACCAACAAGCAATAAACAACTTGTTGGTAAGAGAACTGTAGTAAATGGTGGTGTAGAGATTATGATGAAACCAACCAAAGCATCTGATTACTATGTTTCTCTCACTAATACCAAGGCATCATATAAACAGATAATACCAGACTCATATACTATCAAGAGAGGGAGTGACACTCTATCAAGTGTCTAATACCACTTGACTTAATTGTCTAAATACCTTATACTGAAGGTAATTACGAATTTATTATGGACAGAGATCTTGAGCCATATTTGGCACACATTTTTATCAACTTCTCAAAACGTTCTATTAAGTTAATGGACGCTGAGGGATATGAACAAGATGTGACTTTTAAATTTGATGATGAAGGTGCTGAGGGTTTCTCTGAAAGTGTTAACAGGATTAGTAATGATCCTTTCTTAGATTCTGATATGATTACCTATTGTTTCGCAACAGCATGACAGACATTCAAGACATTACAGCAGAAGAAGCAGTAGCAAACTTGCCTTTTTTGTTGTCATTAACAGAGAGAAACAGAACTGTTTGGAGAATTAAAAGTCCAAATGGTTCAGTTGCTCTACTATCACCAGTAATTCAATCAGGTCCTCCTGTAGATAAAGAGGTGATCAATCAAGTTGAAGAGTTTCGCAACAAGTTTTTGAACGATGAAAGTTCCCAACTGGCAACACCACTCGAAGAAAGAACTGAAGAGGCATCTTAAACCTCAGAAACTCCGTCAAGCTAAAAAACGATTAAAACTGTTCATTTCAAAACTACGGAGGAAAGATGGCGAAGGTAATTCAATTCCCTAGTAGGGTACAGACAGCAGAAATGGAGTATGAACTCATACTCTCAGAAGTAGAAGACAGAATAAAATATTATAGTAATGAATTGGATAAAGCAGGTAAATTATACAACCTACTTCTCCAGAACAAAGACGATGATGTCTTATAAATAATTCTTGTAACAAAAGGTGTGATTATTCGTGGCAACTAAAAAGATATCACAGTTAGAAACAATTTCAGATGCTAACTTGTCGGGAGAAGCGATTCTCCCTGTTGTGGTATCTGATCCATTGATTCCTAACAGAAAAGCAAAAGTAAATCAGTTATTTAAAGGTCTTGCACAAGGTACAAAAGATTCACCTGGTCTAGCCTTTGATTTAGATAGAGACAGTGGACTTTACCAGAATGCATATGACCAAGTAGGTATTGCATTTGGTGATGGTGGTTTATACATGACTCGTATTGTCAATACTGCAAGTAGTACATCATTATATGTCACTGCTGTAGATGACGTTGCTAATAATGCTGATATTGTTTTTGCACCTAAAGGTACTGGTGCTGTAAAAGTCACAGGACAATTCCTTATTGGAGATCAATCTTTCGTATTGGAAGATGCACAAGGACCTAAAGCAAGATTTGAAGTAAGTAATGTTGGTACTGGTACTAATACCAGAATCATGACACTACCTGCTATTACATCTG